CGTAGTCGGCCATACGGATTACGGCCTGGTGCTCATGCAGGACCACGTTGTTATACATGCCGAGCCCGCCCTGGAAGATCGGGTTCTTGCGGCCCTCTGCCGCTGCCGCCGCCTTCTGTATGTCCAGCCAGCCAGAGCCGCCCGTGGTCTGCCGAAGGTCGTACACCTGCCACGGGTTCATCAAGAGGACGAAGTGCTTCTCGCCGTTGATGAGGATCGGCTGGATCTTGGGGGTTCCCCCCGTTCCGCCTCCCATCATCGAGGCCAGAGCCACAGCCTTGTCGATGAGCCCCAGGGTGATCGTGTCGCCCGCGGCAATGGTCGTCTTGATCTTCGTGCCCGGCATGAGCAAGTGCTCGGTGTCGGGGGCGTTGAAGGCGTTCCCTGCAAATCCCGCGTAACTGGTCGGGAAGATGTAGTCCGCATTGGACCCGCGGAGCCCGGACAGGTACATGAAGAAGAGCTCGTCGAATACCCGGCTCCACCATTCCGACTGCCGTACCCGTGCGATCTCCCGAAGCTGGTGGATCGTCCGCTTCTGGGTCATCCTGCCGCCCGTGTTCACCCCGCCGCGCATCTGATTGATCAGGATGTCGTCGGAGTAGAACTTCAGGTCCTCTTCTTTCCCGGTCAAAGGGGTATCCCCTTCCACAGGTTGCATTTTCAACTGCATGACGAGGTCGAAGGAAACCTTGTCTCCCGCCGTGCTTTCGAGGTCTTTTACGACCTGGATGGGCATGGAGCTGCCCTCAGCGCCCATGAACTTGCGGGAGAAATAGGAATCCCGCGCCACGTCTACCGCAAGGAATGCCGAATACTTCTTGACGGCCTTGGGGTCGTTTACACCGATGATTGTCTGTCCCATTGTGTAACCTCCTAAAAGTGATAGAAAATGTTTTTGTGTTTCACCGTCTCTCCATTTCCCCCATCACTTCCCGGTCATCGGGCTGGCTATGTTTGAACCAGAACGTGGGAACTACTCTTCTGTCTTCATGCCCCGTGGGGCGGGTAACAAAAAAGCCAGCCAGGATTTCTCCCTGACTGGCCTTCGTAAGGCTCTATTGCTTATTGGCAGTCGAACCGCTCTAAGCTGCTTTAATCGCTATGGTTCCGAACTTCTCCCCGTCATACCGTAAAACGCCTAACATGTGCGTGAGGATCAGGTTCAAATAACCGCATTTCGGACACTTGATTTCAGCGTGAACGCTTTCAGCTTTCATCAGTAACCGGTTGCATTTCTTGCAGCGGATTTCGGTCATATCCTCCCCCTTTTATGAGCGGGCTGCGTAGATCGCCCGCTCTGCATCGCTCATTTTGGCGACTGCGTTCTCGTAGGCTTCCCCCGTGAGCTTATCAATCGCGTCATACTTATCGTCTCCCTGATTCCCTTCCGATACCGGGACCTTGGCAAGCGTCTTTACCCCCGCGGCCCTCTCGGCCTCCGCCTTCTTCGCGGCTTCGATAGCCTTGCGCTTCTCCTCGGCGGCCTCAATAGCCGTCCGCTTCTCCTCTGCGGATGTGTCCTTGCCGTCGTCTGCCTTCTGCCGTCCTTCCGGGTGGAAAACTGCGTCGCATTCTTTCTTTGCGGCCTCGAAAATCTGGGCGTCAGTCATCTTCTTCGACTCGTCGGTGGCCAGGAGCCGGTTGACGGCGTCCACAAAGGCCACGTTCTTGATCCGCTCTGCGGAATACTCAGGGTTGCTGCTAAAAAAAGCGGCTTGGGCGTCCTTCCACCCCTTTTCGGCTGCCGCCTTCTGGACCTGGGCGTTGATCTTGTCGAACATCTTCATCTCGGTGAGTGATTCGACGTACTCGGCGCGTTCCTTGTTGTATGCGGCCAGGGTGATGTCCCCATCCTCGAACTTCGTGTCCAGCGCCGTCATCTTGGCTTCGATTTCCTCCCTGGTTCCGTGCTTTTTCTCGGCCTCCAGGGTGAAAACAGGTTCATTTTTGGGTACAATGACGGTCTCTGCCGCGGCGGCCTCTTCCGCCTTCTGTGCTGCCTCAAGGTCTGCCGCCTCTTTGGCCGCCTGGACTGCCTCTGCCTCTTCTGCGTCTGCAGCCGCCTTGGCTTTGGCCTCTGCTTCGAGCTTCTCCGCTTCCGCTTCCGCCGCCTCCGCCGCCTTATCCTCTTCAGTCTTCTCCTCCACCGCCTTCTGCTCAACCGTCCGCTTCGCTTCCCCGGCCCCCTCTTCCTTCGCTTTGGCGGCTGCGGCGGCCTCTTCTTCGGCCTTGATCTCCTCCGTGCTCTTGTTTTCCGTTTCCCCATCAAGTGCCTCTCGCTCTTCGGGGCTCAGCATCGCCAGCTCGTCTTCCGTGATCTTTCCCATAATGTCCTCCCTCTCTGTCCCGGGTTGATTCGGGCAACAAAAAACGGCAGCGAGATAGAGGGATAGCCCTATCCGGCTGCCGTTCGTTGTTCTTGCGTCCCCTTTCGGTATGCCTACCGTCTGGGGAACCCTGATTTTCTAATTACTGCCCTTACTTCTTATGGTTGTTGCTCTTCAGTCCCCTTTCGACTGACCCGTTCGGCTTGTCCTTCGCCTTGACCAATTTCTCGTCCAGGGCCAGGCGTTTTTCATCCATGGTCCGGGTATGCTCGCCCGACTTCTCGGCGTTCTCCGCGTTCCGCTCGGTCATCATCAGACCATGCGCCGCCGACTCCTCCTTGACGTTCTGATCCCGCGTCTGCATGGTCCTCTGGTGCTCACCCTGTTCGATGGTGTGCAATGTGCTGGCCTTTTCCATGCGGAGCTTTTCCTTGTCATAATCGACACCCGCGGCGCTCACCTGCTGGTTGACGGACTCGGTCTTGATCTTCGCGGCGATAAGCTGGGCTTCTTGTTCGAGCTTCTTGACCTTCGCCTGTTCGGCTGCGAGCTGCGTCTGAAGGATCTGGTTTTGTGTCTCTGCCGCCTGCGTCGCTGCATCTGCCTTGGCCTGATCTGCCGCCTGATCTTCGGGAGTGGCCGCACCCTCAGTCCCCCGTTGGCCGGTGATTGCCCTGAACCGATCGACAAACTTCTCTTTACCGGGTAAATCGGACAACTCGAACCATAGATCAATGACTTGTATTGCTGCTTCGGGCTGCAAGGTCTTGAGGATCTCGGTCATTGACTCGAACATCGCTTCCCGGATCGTCGCGGAGTAATCCTGCTCGGAAATGACGAAATCTGCCTGGCTTGCCGTGATGTCGCCGATGATCTCATCCGTCTCCGGGTTGTATTTGTTGATCTCAAGGAACTCGGGCGTCTTCCCGTTCTCGCCCCCGGTGATCCGGATCTTTTTTTCCTCGGTGTAGAGCTGTTCGATCATCGACAAAATGATTTCACCAGACAGTTTGAAGGCCAGGCGATTGTTATCAAAGAATGCCGTCGTTACAACCCCGCCCTGCTCCTGCCGCGCCCTGATCGCCTTCCCCGATACGGCGTTTGTGTCCCGGCCCATCAGCTCATCCGTCACTCCGGACGCGCTCTGGATGTACTTCTCGTCCTGGGTCATGAGGGCGACGTGCTCTTTCGCCAAGTTGGTCTCGTTCTGGATCTCGATCCCGCGCTGGCTCTTCGGGTTGACCTTGATCAATCCGTCCGGGCGATTCGCCTCCTGGACGATGTCGTCCCAGCTCTGGTCGGTGTTATCGATCGCATCATCATCCGCCATCACCCGGTTGGCCGACAACAGGTACAGGGCCTTGGACCGGCGCTTGTTCAGGTCCTTCTGCGGGTCTCTGAGGTTCCGGGGGAGGCCGTAAGGCGTTCCGTCCTTCTTCCGCTTGAACCCCCAGATAGGCACCAGGCTGAAGCGCTTATGCCGGTACGGAGACTCCCCGTCCTGCAGGACTGAGTCGCCGGTGAAGATCATCTGCCTGCACTCCATCACCGTTGACTCGACTGGCTGCCCGATACCCATCTGCACCAGTTTCAGGTGATGCTCGTTCTTCTCGTCGAAGGTGATCCCCTGGAGCGTACCCAACTCCTTGCCACGTAACATCTTCTTCTTTGCCGGGGTGCGGAACTGGCACTCGACCAGGAACACGCGATCCCTGGGTTCCACTGAGGTCTGGGTGCCGATGTACCCAAAGAAGCCGGTATATTGGGGACTCAGTCCCGTCGAGCCATGGGAAAGACCTCCAGCCATCTTCGGGTCGAACGCCGGGTCCAGCATTTCGGAAAACACGTCATACCCGAATCCCTGATCACCGCTGATAACAGAGGCATGGATAACGTCCGCCCTGTCGGGAAACATGGCGCTGGCGACATCTTCATCAACCCACTTGCCCCTGAAAATGTAGCGGGCGTCGGAGAGATCATCCTCTAACCCAAGCGTGTCGTACCAGACGTTCCGCCAGTCCTCGTAACCCACAACCAAAGGTTCGTTGTCTGGGTCCGCGTTGATCCCGTGATCGATCCATCCAACACCGGCCAGGACTGCATCGGCAAACGACTTCGATCTCTTGAACCCCGCATTGTTCGTGTCGGACACGTACTTGAACAGCTTCGTCTTCGTCTCCGCGTTCTTCGCGTCCTCTTCGCCCCTGGGAAGGATTCGATAGTCCACCCGGATCTTCTTCTCAGTGCCCAGTACCCAATCGACCGTGGGCTTAACCTGGTTGAACGTGATGGGGACCTGTGATCTTTGGGCCAGGAGGTTCTTCTCCTCCTGCGTCCACTGTCCTGGGCCATCATAGAACTCATGATCAACCATCGACTCACGCCGGAAATCGGCCTGCCGCACCCTTTCTTGGGCGAACCACGATGATACCTTCGCAAAGCGCTTGCGAACCTCCTCCCTATCGAGCGGATGAATTCCTTTGGGAGGCTTTTCGAGCCCCAGATCATCCAGGTGTTCGTCAACGTCGAACTCGCGAGGGGTGTATTCCTCGATGCGCCTTACGTTCTCGGTTCTTTGAGATCGCTCGCTCATGACTGCATCATCCCTCTGCCACCGTCATCAAAAGAGGTTGCACGCTGTTGATCCGTTTGTCGGCTATCTCAACATATTCAGGATTCAGTTCGATCCCGATGAACCCAAATCCCTCCGCTGCCGCCGCTTTCCCTGTTGAACCGCTACCCATGAAGGGATCAAGAATCACGCCGCCGGGAGGCGTAACAAGGCGGCAGAGGTAGCGCATCAGGGCGGTTGGTTTGACTGTGGGGTGGAAATTCCCCTTCGTGTCTGTGTTCTCAACCTTTCGGAGTGTGGTACCGTGGTGGAACTGGGGGCCAGGATTATTCAGCCCTTCATTACGATCTTCCCGGCTCGCCTTAGCGCAGTAGAAGAACCGGGCGGTTGAACCGGAGTCGCCGGGGGTGTCGCGCTTTGTAATGTCTGGGTCCATGTATCCGTAGGTATTCCGGTTAGGTCCTTCAGAATTAAGCCTTCTTTGTCCTGCAGACATCTTCCCGCTCGTCGTCACCGGAAACAGCCCCACCACTTGATCGCTGCCGTCGTAGATAAGGTTGGCAGGCCAGCGTCCGTTTGCACTCACGACCTCTGGTGTGTCGCTCCTTGTCTGATTCATCCCCCATCCATTTTTTTCGCTTTTCTTCGAGCGGTTCATTGTCCTCAATTGTGATGCGTCGGCCTTCGGGTCAATTCCCACCCTGCACCCATCGATATTCAATCCCCCCGTCCCATACTTCAGGACGTTGGCGGCCACGGTACCGATTAAGGGCTTCCGGCAAACCAAGACCGGCTCCCATGCTGGCTTGAGGGCAGTGCCCCAGCCTTCCCATTGACGGGCGGTATCAGTTGCGGGGGCGGTGATGTCAAAAACCTTTCCACTTCCATCCATGTACCCAATTCCAGTATCCCCTTTACCGTGATTGTCGAGCTTTATCCTGTGCGGCCCACTGCCGTTTTCGTTGACGCCGACCACTTGCCTTTCTGCCCCCGCCGCCTTGTCGATCGCCTTACTCACATCTAGCGACTTAGGGAACCCTGAACCATACACCCACATCACGGTATCCCGAATCTCCCACCCCGCATCCTCTATCGCAACAGCCAGCCGGTGAAAGGTTCGTGTCCCACCAAAGGCCAGCATATACGCACCCGGCTTCGCTACCCTCAATGCCGCTTCCCAGAACGGAACACCCGGCACACCGTGATCCCAATCCTTACCCATGAAGGAAAGGCCATAAGGAGGATCACAGACGATGGAGTCAACCGATTCAGATTCAAGCGTTGGCATAATGTCCAGGCAATCGCCCTCATAAATCATGACTGCATCATCCCCACTTTAATATCGGGCCTGTCACTCGCCGGCTGCATGTCGATCACCGTGTCCGGGTCGTCGTGCCCTGCTCTGAATGGCGGCATCTTCACGAGGTCGTCTATCCCATCCATGATCGTGTCTGTTATTGAAGACATCACCTGCACGAACTGACGCTTGCGCGTCGGTATCTCAATGTCAAACAACTTGCAGATTTGCAGCACCTTACCTGTTATGAACCCCCCGAACTCATCATTGTGCGTGTCGCTGTATTTCCAGATGTCATCCAGTGTGATGATGAAGCGCTTCTTATTGTCCCGCTGCGCCCCGTTCAGGATCATGACTGGTTTACCCTTGAAGTATCCGTAGTCCCTCTCGATTACTCTCATGCTGTCACCGCGAATAAGAGAGGCTGCACGTTGTTAATCCGCTTCTCCGCCATTTTTGCATACTCAGGGTTTAACTCGATACCGACGAAATTACGGCCTAACTTCTCGGCCACCAGCCCCGTTGTTCCGGCGCCGGAGAAGGGATCAAGGACGACGCAGGGAGCAGGTTCGTGGTTGTGGGTGCAGGTCGGTCGCCAATCATTTGTTGCTATCCGTTGTGGCGTATATGTTGCGCCACTGAGCGACCTAATCCCTGAAGGATTTCCACCTTTATCTGGGAAATAATCTCCAACATCTTTTCGCGCCCTATCGTTCGTAGCACCCGTTTTCTCCACTATCCTCTCCCACGGACTCCCGCACTCAGGACAGCACCCCTTCTCACTCGTTCCGGCCTTAATACATGGCGTCACAAGGGCTTCGGGGAATGTGGCAAAGTGGGCTCCAGGGAATGGCTGGGTGGGAATAGTCCAGACGGAACGGCAGTTGCGGCCGGTAGGATGACCAACGCTACGTTTCTGGCCGATTTTGGTTGCAGAGCTGGCTTTACTAAATGGGTCTATTAAATCCTTATGTTTTCCACCGATACGGTCTCGGCTTTCCTCCATTTTCTTAATATCAGATGGTCCGCTTTGGCAAGATTCCTTGATTGCCTCCGCGTCGTAGTAATACCGCTGATTCTTAACCAGTAGGAACAAATACTCATGACTCTTTGTCGGTCTGTCCGTTACACTCTCTGGCATGGGGTTCGGCTTGTGCCAGATAATGTCGGAACGTAACCACCATCCGTCAGCTTGAAGGGCGAGGGCCACGTGCCAGGGGATCCCAATCAGGTCTTTGGGCTTCAATGTCTTAATATTGGTAGGCATACCAAAACGTGATTTTTCTGTTGATGGCTTACCAAACTCAGTATGTTTTGCTTGATATTCTGGGTTGCTTCCTGCTTTCCCACTGCCATTATACGAATCTCCCAAATTCAGCCACACCGTCCCATCATCCCGCAGCACCCTCCGCACTTCCCGGAACACGGCTACGAGCCTGGCTACATAGGCGTCTGGCGAATCCTCCAGCCCGATCTGGCCATCCACCCCATAATCCCGAAGGCCGTAATATGGCGGCGATGTCACAACACACTGAACAGAATCGGGTTCAAGCGCAGGCATAATGTCCAGGCAATCACCTTGATAAATCATGCGGCCCACCCCGATAGCACCTGCCTGGTTCCTTGTTTCTGAATCCTCTTTGCCTTATACCCAACGGCAAATGTCCTGAAAGAATCCGCCCCGTGCGAGCAGTGGTCATGCAACGGCGTCCTCTTGAGAATCTTCTTTTCTTCGTCGTATTCGGCCCTGTAGCCTTCCAATGCCGATATACCCAGGGAGCACTTGCGTTCGTCAAACCAACACGAGCCAAGGGCGTTTCTGACGGCCTCGATGCCGTTCATGACGGCGTCCGTGTTCCGGGGGCGCTCAACGACGATGATGGGCTTGATCCCCAGCTCCTCGGCGACCTCGACCCTGGACTTTGCGTGCTCGCCGGCGGACATCTCTCGTACCGCTGCGTCGTGGGGCATGTAGTGATCGCCATAGACATAGGGCTTATCCTTCAGGATCTTGGCGTAGTGAGCCAGGCCCATGCCACTGTTCTCGTAATAATCGATGCACCTGGTCTCCTTGCCGATGAACTGCGCGAACCAGATCGTCATGCTGTCGTCAACACCCAGATCCCAGAACGTGTAGACCTCGGCCCCTGTCTCGTGTGGCACGCTCGTGATCCGGCCTTCCTTGCGAGCCAGCGCCATCTGTTTGCTGTAGTAGGCACCCATGACCGCGCCCTGGAAAGAGCAGAAATACTCCTGCTGGAACATGGCCTCGCCCATCTCCGGCCCGAACGTGCCTACCAACTCCGCCCGGATCTCCTCCAGGCGCATCTTGGTGAAGACCGGCGTGTCGTCTGCGGTCAGGACCTGCGCGAACCAGCCAGGCGTGATGCGGGCGAAATCCAGCATCTTCTTCAGATGATTGTCGCCGCGGCTTGTGCTGATGAACGCCGCCCAGCCGTTGTTTTCTTCAAGGATGGGGGAAAGGTAGGCCCATGACCGTGGGTCTGACAGGGCGTACTCAGAGAAGACGATGCCAATCGGCGGGCTGCCGACCAGGGCGTTGTAGTTATCGGAGCCCACAAGCTGCCAGGACGCGCCGTTCTTGAAGCCGATGTACATATCGGTTGATCGCATCGAGGATCTCATCTCTTCCGGGAAAGCCTCATCGATCCTCTTCATACCGGTCCGTGGGTTGACCGCTTCCCAGATCGCCTTGCGGCACTGATTGAACTGCGGGAGCATGTGCCAAAAATTTCCTACCCGCCGGGTCGAGGCTACCGCGGTACGGTGTAGAGCGATGTCGTCCTTGCCCCAGCGGCGATGTGCAACCTCAACGGCGCGAAGACCTCCGGATTGGAGATAGCCCCAAAGGGCCATTTGATCCGGGCGCGGCTTCCAGTCATTATGAGGGATCTCAGGCAACATGGGGCTTTTCTTTGACCTCCCCGTCCTTGTCCATGTAGAAATCTTTTGTGACGAACGTGATCGGCTGTTTGACCTCGACCTCCTGCTTGTCATGTAAGAGGCCATGATGCCGCGCCAGCGTTTCCAGGGGCTTTACTTTGTCGTAGAGTTCAAATTCGTAGGTTGACTCAAGGATTTGATCGCCTTCGGCTGTTGACTTGATGGTGCGCTTCTCTTTGACCTTCCGGATGATCCTGCTCTTCCCCTCGGCCAGGTGGTCCAGAGGGAATGCCAGGACTGCACCGCCCTCGTCGATCTCAACGAAATCGCCCATATCGGAGAAGCCCAGGAGCTCCAGCTCCGCGATGACCCGCTCGGCCCTACCGCCACAATCAGCCTTTCGCTTCTCGATCTCGGCGTCGATTGCGGCCTTGATGGACGGTTTTGTAAGGTTTTCGGTTCCTATCTGGTGCGCCGACTTCTCACTGTAACCGACTGCAATAGCTGCCCTTTTCGCGTTCAGGTCCACCAGGTATTCGTGGACGAAGAGTTGTTGTCTGCGGTTCAACTTCGGTTCTTGGTCGGTTTTTGGCGGCTTTGGTGCGGTTGTTTGAGGTTTTGGAATGGTTGTCTGCGGTGTTTTGACGGTTTTAGCGCATGCCTTGGACCTCCCTTTCGGTTTGGCTTTGCTGTTTATGAAACCCTCCCGCAGAATACCCCGTCCTGTGGACGGGGATGAATGCGGTGCGGGGGTAAGGGGGATGCAATCCCCCTCATCCAGTTTCTTAAGATGCCTTGCCCTGTGGGCGGGGTAATTCACTTTGGGGGCCGCGGGTTTCATGGCTGAGATTATAAGGGGTGAAAAATGGCAGGGACTGCAAAGGATGGGCAAAGGAGGGGTAAAGCACAGGTAAAGGGTGGCTAAAGGCTATACAGTAGCACTTGACACGATATTTATTTTCGATTCGCCCGGCTGCTGCGTGTTTGAATAATTCCTCTTGCATTTCATGTAATTCCCTTTTAGATTGGTGCCACGCTTTTCACTCATATCTTACAAGGAGCTATCTCATGAACAAATCCGACCTGATCGACGCCATATCCCTCAAGGAAAACCTGACAGACAAAAATGCATCCGAGATCGTCAATCTCATCTTTGGTGGTTTTACCGATGCACTCAAAAAGGGTGGCAGAATTGAAATCAGGGGATTCGGGAGCTTCTCCGTGAGGGAGTATGGCGCTTATACGGGAAGGAATCCAAAGACCGGCGCCAAGACTAAGGTGGACTCCAAGAGGTTGGCGTTTTTTAGGGTGGGGAAGGAATTGAAGGAGAGGGTGAGGGGGCGGTAGAATTAGTGTCGCGGTTTTACGTATATCTTCCTGAAAGCAGTAAGCAGCACAAGTCAGGGAAAATTGCTGATATCAACTGGTAAACAGCATCTAACGGCCCTAATAAATATTGACATTATGATGTTTTAGAGTAAAACGTAAACGAAAGAGTAAACGAACCGATCTGATTCTCATAATTTTTCATCAACATTAGTTATCATAGGGGTGGGTCAATTTTTAAGGGAATCCATGATAAGCCCAGTTGTAAATAGACCCATTCCACACAGCGACAGGCGTTTCCCGGGCCGGGT